GCGGACGCATGGACATTGGCTGATTTGCGGCGTTTGGGGCGTTTTAGGGGCTTGGCGGTGGCAGGGCTGAAAACGGTGGCTGTCACTGGGGAGAATGCGGCTTAGGGCTGACTTTGGGTAGTCGCGGGCTGGGTCGGCCGGGGTACAAACTCGTACGTTTGCGTCAGACTTTGAAAATTGCGTCAGAGTTTCTGTAAGTCACTGATTTATATGGGTTTTCGATGTTCTGGCAGTCTGAAGTGAAAATTTGAACTCGGACGCTATATTGGGCAAAGTTGACCTCAAATCGGAGGAAACTCTGGCGTTTTAACCTCCAAAAAAGCCCCTTCAAAGGGGCTTTTTTAGTACGCGGTAGAGGTGCCGGCGGGTCATTTTGTATTCGCGGCGAATGTTGTCGAAAGGGTCGCCCTTATTGAAGCGGCGGATGATCTCCCGATCGCGCTCCTGCGCGAGCCTGGCGCGGCAGGTCGGCACGTAGATTGTGGTGCCGCCGCAGCGAGCGATGAGCTGGACCACGGCATCGCGCCCAATGGTCTCGACCAGGATGCTCCACATCCGCGCGTTGCCGTCGATGACTTGCGGGACTTTGATCTCGTCGCCGCCAAAAGTTTTTACCAGGTCAATTGTGGCGTGTAGACCGATCACGTCGACAAGCTCCTGGGCGCTGCGCGGCAGATCATCTACTTGCTCGGCGTCGCGCAATGCAAGCGTCTCATCGAACAGCCCGTATTGCACCGGTGGCTCTGTGTAGTGGCGCAAAGTGCTCATGATGTCTGGGCTCCTTTTTTGCGCTGCTGAACGGCCAGTGCGGTGGCTATGGAATGCAACTGGTCCGAGGTGCCCCACTCAAAAAACTGCAGGCCGAACATCTGCTTTGCGATGCCATCGGCATAGGTGTCGGGCAGGCGGTTCAGGCTGATTAGCTGGGCGCGTATTTTGCGGACGAGCTTGATCTTTTCCGGGGCCGGAGTCGGTCGTGCCGGGCGCTTGCTAGCAGCGGCTGCAGTGGGCTTGAAGCCGAGGGTCTGCAGGTAATCAAGCACCTGCTTACGCCCGGCGTGGTCAAGGTCTTTAGAGCTGCTCGCACCGCCTTGCCTGAGCAAGATTGCGCGGTAGTCTTCATCAGAAAAACCGAGCTGGTTTTTGGCTACATGGATTTTTACAATGTCGCTGTTGCGGTGATTGCGTGCGAGTTTGCTCATAACGGCACCTCGTCCCAGGTGCGGCCATCAAGGGTCCGGCCTGCGGCTTTTTTGCCAATGCGTGAAAACTGCATGCAGTCACCCGAGAGTAGTTGGCCCGGTTCGGTCGCATCTGCACGAAGGTATGCCTGTTCCTGCTCTGGATCAGCGCCGGTGGTTGCATGATCGCGTGGTTGCCACTCACCCCATTGCTTAAAAAAGAACGACACTCCAGCCGCTTGGCATTGGTCGCGCAGGCTTTGCACCCAGCGGGGATGCATGGGGCGCGCACCGGGGCCGCTTTCGCCGCCTACTATCACCCAATCAATACCGATTTCTTCACCAATGCCGGTGTAGTCGCAGGCCTTGCAGCACTCGTAGGACCCTGTCTCCAGATCCATGACTGCAAGATGCAAATTGGGACAGGGGTAGTGCAACAGCGCTGTCAGGTCAACTGGCCCCAGCAGCGGCTCCATACTCAAAAACCGCTTGGCCGCAGGCACGGCCAAAAGCTTTGGAATGTCGCGGTCGGCCTCGTGCTGGTTAACAATGGTTGCCCCAATCCATACGTTCTCAAGAATTGGCCCCGATTTAAGTGGGTTGTCAGACCATCCACAAACACTATTGCCGAGGACTTTTCGGCATGCCTCGTTAAGCATCGCATGGGCATTGCCGATCCGCTTTGTGAGCAGGAGCCAGTCCAAGTGCGGCGTTTGCTTGATTAGCAATATCAAGTCGGCGCGCCACTGCGGATCAACCTCGTTATCAAAAACATCCGCAAGTGATGCACAAAAAACGCGCTGCCGCACTATTGCAAATTGATCCCCGCCGCACGCCGGGCATTGCATGCGGCCAGATTCAGATCTGGCGTGCCAGCGCATGCCGCAGGTACTACAGCCAAAGTAGTGATTGTGATTTTTCTCCCACTGCAAAGGCTTGCGCCAGTAACTTGGGGTAGTGCGGGTGCGCCCGGCGCCCGCACCCCAGCGCGTTGCATGGCCGCTGACGGCAAAGCGCCGGTCCCACGCCTGGGCATAGCAGTTGTCGCAGCCTGGGCCGATATTGTTGCAACCGATCCAAGGGTTGAACGTGTGATCAGCCCATTCGATTTTTGTATTTGTAGTCATGATGCAAGCCCCATATCAATCTGCTTATCCGTCACCGATTCCTGCGCTGACCGTGCCAAGTCCCAAAAAACATTAAGCCAATGGCCGTGCGGTGGTTTATTGTTTCCCTGGGCACCCATAGTGAGTGCTCCAAGCACTGCGTCTACTACTCGCGCACGTACACCGAGCGGGTCGTCATCAATTGAGTATTTGTGGTCCTGCGCTGGCGGTGCTGCGGGCGTGGTGATGCTGTCTTGTCCTGCGATGTATGTAATGCGTAGTAATTGCAAAAACATCTCTGCGGGGTCGCCTTGGCGAGTTGCAAGCCATTGTTCAAACGCCACCGGCACCTGAGCTGGCTGAGCTGCTGATTCGTGGTTTTTAGTCATGATGCAAGCCCCACTGAGCCACGGATAAGCCGAGTGCACTGCGCTACGGGAGGTTTGTACGTGGTTCGCTGGCCATTGGTCAGGCTGGGCACCTGCAGGGCAGCATCTGCGCCTGGGCGCGCGGGTTGCATAGTGGGTGGGGTGTAGCTGGTGCGCAAAACGCCGCCAGGCGCAACTGTTTGTTTGATATTTGGCATTAGGCCTCCGTGGTGTGGTCGCGGTTTGGCAGTGGATCGGGTATTGCTGCTGACACTGCGTCTATCGCCATCTCGATGCTCTTGTTGTTTGCGATCAATTGACGCTTGAGCGTGGCAAAGTTTGTGAAGGTCGGCACGTAGTAGTCGAACGACTTTTCCAGGTCTGAAAAATGGCGTTTTATGAAGGACTTGCCAAATCCTTTGGTGATGCGCTTGACATCGGACGGCGAATATACGCGTGCTGTCTTTTTGCAGCAGAAGCGTATGGCCTCATCGGTTTTATCTTTGCACCACTGCGATTTCATGATGCCGTTGACGTAGACCCGGATATTGAGCTGCATTTTGTACAGCCCCACTTCGTAGGTGACCTCATATCCGTCCACTAGCAGCTTGGCCTGGTCCCAAGGCAGGCTGAGTTTTTTAGATAGGGCGTCCCATTCGGATTTAGTCATGGCGCTTTTTCTCCTGCCGAAAAGTCAAAGCCCTTCGGGGCCATCACCAGGTTACGCTTTGCTAGCCAGTCCTCGATGATGTGCGCCTCGACTTTTGGACCAGTGATTTTCCAGCTGGTGTTTAAGCCACGGTGTGACCAGGTCTCGTCCATGTGCAGCTTTAATTCGATTTCTTTGATCATCATCACGCCGGACTCCTGCAGCCAATCTGACAGCGACTGTGCTAGCACTGTCTTGATGGCGGTCTGTATGTAAATGCGGCAGTAGTAAATCGCAGCTAAAACGGTCACCACGCCCCATAGCCAAGAATAGAAACCGAAGGTAAGCATCTGGAGAACTGACTCGCTCATTTCAGCCTCCAGAGCCCGATATGGGTTTCAGAAATTTTGCGAATGGCGAACAGGCCTTCGCCCGCTTTGTTGTACTTTGAGACCGCTTTGTTAAGTGACGCGAGCGCCTCTTTTGGCAGCTCGCACGATGCGCCAACTGCGGCACGGTCCAGCAGCTTGGAAAAGTCGGTACCGCTACGCCTGCTGCGGCTCGGCAGCGGCACGTCGAACTGAAACTGCACGCTGTCAACATCCATGCGGAAAACTGGTTTACTTTTTGCGCGACTTGCCGTGGGCACGGCGCTGACAAGGTGCGATGCGGCTGTAGTAGGCACAGTGGTGCGCTTGCCTGTGGACAGGCTGTAGCACACTTCGTCTTGCGACTCGTCGCGCATCAGCAAGCCTGCCATGACGGCAGGCCCCAGCTCGGTGTGGACTTTGCGCACGGGTACGCCAAACTTGATGTTGATCGCCTCGGCGTCCAAGGTGTCGGATGGGTTTTTGGCTAGCCAATCAATGACCAGTTTGGCGGCTTGTGACTCGGGGTCTTGCGGTTGTTTTGACATGATGGTGAGGGGTTTACAAAGGGGTTTTTAGGCTGTTTGAGGATTGGTGATGCAATGGCTAGCGCACGGCGATTTCGGCCGTCATCTGCGTTGCGGCGGCTACCCAGCACGCCTGGGTACCCGCGTCGAGCTGGTCCCACTCAAGGGCATGCTCGGCCAGGCCTTCTTCGTCCAGTGCAATGGCTTTTTTGCGGTAGGCGGCATACGCCGCAGCGGCTAGCTGTTCGAAGGTTTGCATGTCAGTCTCCAATCGCAAGTTGTTGTTCTGCACCCACGCCCTGATTCAGCTGCGCCTTGCGACCAGCCTGCATGCCAGCGATCAGGTGACCGTCCCCGAGCTTGCGCAGCGCGGACTTGTCGCTCGTCTTGGCCTTGCCCATCTCGCCGTGATTGCGGTTGATGTAGCTCAAGAGCAGTGCCGCCTTTTCTTGAGGCTGTGCAAACGCCTGAACCTTCTCAGATGCGCCCCAGACCCAGCCCTTGGCAAACGCATCGCCACGGGCGGTCTTTGTGATGGCCTTGCAGTTCTTCGGCTGTTTGTCGATGTGGCCCCGGCGGGCGGACCAGCACTGACGCAACAACACTTCGCACGCATAGGCCGCAATGTCAGCCGCTTCATTGACGCCAACAAACACCCATTCAGTTCGAACCGTCCAGCCTGCGGTGTATGACTGCGCGCGAAACATCTCGCATCCGAAGGCGTTGGCGACCAAGCGGACCAGCTGCACTTCCCAAACATTGGCGGCGGTGCTGCGAGCTTTTGCACGCGCTTCCCGCACATCCGCCAGGGATACGTCCTGCTCAGCCAGTTCATGTTCGGACATCAGCTTTTGCGCCTGGCGCAGCGCTGCGGCGGCCTCGTGCTCGTTGGCGCTGCGCGATAGCGCGAGGCACTTCTTGATCTTCTTGAGCGCGTCGTCGCGGTTCATAACGCCGCCACGTCCAGGCTGATGGGTACGTACTGGCCGGTGCGCTCGTCGCGCTCGTAGAAGCGGATGTAGGGCTTGGTGGATGCCACAGTCATGCTCTCGCTGATAGCCAGCATGGCGCGGCCCCACGTGTCGTCGGTGATGTTTAGGCGGCGAAGGCCTAGCACTCTACCGATAGAGATTTTGCCGGCCGAGTCGACCTGGAAAGCGTCATTGACGAGCACTTTGATGTTGGCATTGCTGCCCTTGCTCCAGCCCTGGATGCACTCGTCGATAAGGGCTTTTGCCGCCTGCAGCCGTTCGTCGAACGCGATGGTCTCCTGCATCTGCCGGACTATCTTGTAGCGCCCGTCAAAAGATGGCAGGGTGATGTTGCCTTTTTTACCGCCGTGGTGCACGTCGTACTCGGCCAAGCTGCGGGTGACGAAATCGTCAACGCCGCGCATTGCCTCAAGTTTGAAGGCGGCTAGCACCGCAGCAGTCTGCTTTGCTTGTGTGCAAATAGCGACGACTACGGCATCGCGGTCTTTGTCCACCTGCTTGATCTTGCTCACCGGCACGAGTGCCCCGTTTGCGTTTTTCCAGTAGCCCTTAGGCACGTCTACGTTGTCTGTCATCACTTACTCCTTTAAAAAACTAGTGGCGGGTGGCTTGCTTGGAAGTTGCGTCGGCTAGGTCCAGGCGATCAGCGACCTGGCGCATGTAGGCGGCGCACAGCGCGCCGTTGCCGGTGTTGCTGGCAAGCGTGGCGTATGTGCTGAGCAAGCTGCCCAGCACCACATCGAGGTCGCCAGACAGCGTGGGCACGTAGCCAAGCAGCTTGCCCGTGGCCTCGCACGTCTCGCTAGTGATCTTCACGAGGTCTTTTTTTGCGGGCGCTTGATCCATCACTTGCCCCATAGCGTTAAAGCGACCGATATCCATGGCCCGACGCAGATGCCCAGAATTGCGGCGATCATCAAGCAGCGACGCAGCTCGGCGCGCTGCGCTGGGGTGCCAAGCTCGTCTTGCAAGCGGCGGCGAAATGGGCCATCTACTGTGCCGGGGGCAAACCGGGTGCGCTTGCGCCAGTCGCAGCCCTGGCAGGCCGGGGTGTGCTCCTGGCACACGCCAATTTGATAGCAGCTGGCGCATTTTTCGCGGGCTTGTAGCGCGGCTATAGGTTGCGTGTGGTGTGGCGTGTGGTGTGGCGTTTTAGCGTGCTGCGTAGGCATTTTTTTAAACATTGCTTGCTCCATAAAAGTCGATCCAGTCGAGCCAGGCCTCGGCAACCGCTTGGCGCCGTGGCACATTGAAAAAAGTCTCGAGGCGCCGGGCGCGGCGCTTGACCCAGGTGATGCGGTAGGGGTACTTCATTTGCTTGCCTTTGTGGTGGGGTTGTGTGGGCAGGCCTTGCAGGCGCGCCAGAGCTGCACGCGCAGCGGGCTGGTGGCGGCAAAGGGCTTGCTGCGCTCGTCTTGGCAGATGCGGGTGCTGATCTCGCCCAGAATCGGGCAGGCCACGGTGGCGCTGAGCAGCTCGCCGCGAATGCGCTCGGCCAGCTTGTTGACGTTGCCGATGTACTTGCCTTTGAGGGCGCTGCTGATGGTGGCGTCGGACACGCTGAGGCGGCGGGCGATATTGGCTTGCGTAGTGCGCTGCGTGAGCGCCTGCAGGGCCTGCAGCGCGTCAGCGGGCAGCGACTTGGCGGGGGGCGTGATCTGCTTGGGCTTATTCAAGGCCATCGCACACCTCCTGCGCAGGCTGTTCCCAGGTGAACTGGCCGGTGTTGCGGTCAAACACGCACTTGCGCCGGGTAATGGCGGGCGCGTGGGCGCCGGTGTCGCGCGCCAGGCGGTAGCGCGCTGGGGTGCCAGGCTTGGCCGCTGCAATGGTGCGGTAGTAGCCAGCGCGGGCCAGTAGCTGCACGTATTTCTTGGCGGTCAATGCGGTGACGACAAAAGTGCCCACGCTGGCGGCGCGCTGGATGTCCTGGTAGTCGAATTCTTTGAGCGCTTTCATGGCACGCCACATTGCGAGCGTGCCCAAGCCCTGCTGCACCTTGGTGCCATCAGCGGTGATGCGCGGCGCCTCAAAACTGTTTTTTACAAGCTTGTATTGCAGCTCCGCAAACCGCGCAGCCGTCCTGCCCTGCGGCGCCAGGGCGACGATGTAGCCGCCGGCTGCTAGCGACTGTAGGTATTTTTGTATAGCGTCGATGCTGGTAAACGGGGTAGGCATCGCTTCTTGCACAGCCATGGGTGTGATGACGCTGAGCGAGCGCACGCCCTGCCACATACGCTCGCGTGGCGTCTTTAACCCCGCCATTTCGACGTTGATCGGTTTGCGCGACATCAGCTTGCGCGTCCTGGTGCGCGACCGGTGTACAGCTCGACATTGCAGTCGGCCGGGGCGTCTTTGGTGCCATTGCGGTCGCACCAGCGCTTGATTGCTTCCAGGTTGACCACCACGCGGCGGGTGACGGCCTGCGTCTCGGCCAGCACGCGTTTTTTTAGCTCGGGGGCGATGGTGATGGCCGGGGCGTATTGCTTGACCAGCAAATCAAAGTCACCGGCGGTGCAGCCGGTGGCGGGCTGCCAGGTCAAGACGCGGTTGTCAAAGCGCTCGTGGCGCTTGAGCTTGGCGGGCAGGTGCTCTTCGCCGATCAACAAGATGGCGGCGCCGCTGGCGTCGTGCAGGTCGCGGATCAGCTCAAGCGTGCGGCTGTCGACGATGTAGTCGACTTCGTCGACGATCAATGGGCGGTCGCCCATGGAAAGCACTTCGACGATGGTGTCGACGATGGCGGGGATGTTGCCCTTGGGCGTGATGCCGACCGCTTTGCAGATTTGCTCTGCGAGTGACTTTTTGGTCTCGAATGAGCGGCAGCTCACGTAGATGCCATTGAAGCCGGCCGGGTGGCTGGCGTAGGCGGCGCCCATGCTTTTGCCCAGGCCGCTGCGGCCATAAAAGGTGCCGATGCCCGGCAGACCGGCGGCGCGCGTTGTGAGCTGCTCCATTAATGTGTGCACCAGGCCGATGTTGCTGGTGGGGGCAATAACGCCGCCGCCGGTTGCCATGCTCATTTTTTTCGTCATAATCTAGTCCTTGCTTCGTTCGTAGTTGAAGTTTGAAAACCGGCCCTGGCGGGCTCCTACACCTGCCAGGGCTTTCCTTTTGGTGCCGCCGGTTACCCGGTCAGCACCTGGTCGGCTGTGAGGCCGAATGCGTCGAAGTACCGCTGCATCGACGCCCACTCGGCGCCCTGCGCGTACCCCTGAAACCAATTACCCTCTTCGGCCGACAGCGCTTCGCTGACGGCCACGCGCTCTTGCAGCTTGAGCCAGCGGGCATAGCGGGTCTGCGGCGTGTCTGGCAAGGCCAGCACCACCGGTGCGGCCAGGCGCGCGGCCAGGGCGGCCTGCGCGGCGTCTACCTTGACCTGGTCGACCTGCGGGGCCTCAGCGGCCTTGATGGACTCGATCGACACGCTGGTGTGCTCTATGGCCGCGCGCTGGATGGACACGACGTTGGGCGACGTGGCCACGGCCTCTTCGGTGCGCAAGCGGTTGATGGACTGCACGGCGGCGCGGGTGTCAAAGGACTTTTTGGCGTCGCGCAGTTGCGCTTTTTGGGTGCGGATGACTTTGGCTTGGTGTGCCCGACGCTCGTTCGCGACTTCGGCGCTGTTGATGCCCAGGCGCTCGTAGTCCAAGGCCTCGCAGATGAAATTGCCGTCCAGGTCGAATGCCCAGCAGCGGCCCAGGTTGGAGTCGTCGACCTTGACCTGCACCTGCGTACCTTCCATGCCGCCCAGGCTGGCGTGGTTGTAAAAGCCCCCGGCGATCTTGATGCCCTTTTTGCCGATGGTGCGCAGGCCAGAGTCGGCGCTGGGGGCCAGCAGCACGTCGAGGGCGCGCTCGTTGATGGTGGTGGGGGCAAAGCCCTCGCACATCTGCAGCGGGGTGCGGTTGCCCAGGTAGCTGCGGGGTTTGGCGTCCATGCGGGCGCAGAAGGTGTCGAGCTGCTGCTGCAGCTGCTCCGGGGTGAGCCGCATGTCGACGGTGAGCGTCTTGTCTTTGAGGATGCGCTCGGCAAAGCCCTTGCGCGATTCGATGCCCTTGCGGTCGGCCACGCTGTGGCCGATGTAGCCGTCCAGCAGCTCAAATAGCTGGTGCATCAGGGAGCCAATGGCGCGCTCGATGTGCGGCTTTTCGTGCGGGCTAAATGGCGCGCAGAGGGCGTGCTGGATGGACAGACCGAGCAGCGCAGTCTCAAGCACCTGGGCGACGTAGTCGGCGCCGTTGTCGGTCTTGACCATTTGGGGCACGCCCCAGCGCTGGATGGCCAGGCGCATCAGGCTCATGATGGCATTGGCCTTGGATGTGCGCGAGGTGATGAACAAGCGGCGGCGGGTGAACACGTCGATCACGCCGACGATGTGGTGGCGCTTGCCGTCGGCGAGCATGATGTCGCCCACGGTGCTGTCGAGTTCCCACTTTTGATTCGGGGCGGTGATGCCTTGGCTGTAAGAGCCGGCGGCGCTCATGTATTTGTTACGCCAGCCGTCCGGGTTGATAGCGGCTTCGAATAGCTGGGCGTTTTGCTGTTTCCAGTACGCCAGGGCCCGGCGGAAGGCGCGGTCGCTGGGCAGGTTTTGAAACTGGGTTTGCAGCGCCTCGTAAATGGCTTGCGCGCTCAGGTGCGGCTGCTGCACCAGCATGGCCAGCACGGCGGTACCGACCTCGCCGGCCAGGGCGGTGTATTGGCCCTTGCGGGCGTGCTCTTTAGGCGTGATGGCTTCGAGGCCGCGCTCTTGGACGCCGACGTACCAGCCGCGAACCGTGCTGAATGAGAGCTTGGGAAATTGCGCTTTGACGGTGGCGTCTACCTCCAGCTTGTCGGCATTCCACTGCCCGACGAATGCCTGCAGGGCGGGCGTGAGCTGCCCGCCAAAGGCCTGCCAGTAGCGCTGGAACACGACTAGCACGCGGGCGACAGCATCTTGCTTATCTTTGCGCCAGCCGGTGACTAGGGCGGCGCGGCGGGAGCTGCTGGCGCGGGTCTGTGGCAATGCGGCGATGGAGGCGCCTGGCGTTGACGCGTCGTTGGCTGCAAAACGCATTGCGAACTCGGTGCGTGCGGCGAGTGGCAGCGCCTCGACTGAGTACTCCAGGCCGCCGCCACGGCCGGCGCGGGGGCGGGCTGGCAGACCGGCGCGCTTGGCCGCTTGCTGCGCCCGGCGCTCTGAGCCTGGGAAACCGGGCAGACCGGCGAGTTGCTTGGCGGTGGCCCAGGTCATGGTGCTGTTCCTGTAAGGGTGCCCACCCCGCAACCTGCGCGGGCGCTCTGGCGCGCGTGGTGCTCTGGCGCGCTGGCGGGTAGGGGGTGGACGTAAAACATGGGGTGGGCCGGCGAGTCAGTGCAGTTCGCGGCAGATGAACGAAATCGTTGCATCAGACCGACCTAGGTGCTTGGCAATGGCGCTTTGCGTTACGCCGCGCGACTTCATGTCCCGTGCCATCTTGATTTCTTCTTCGGTGAGCGGCCGGTTGGGTGCGCGCCGGGGTTTGGGCTTGAGCTGCACCTCCATCAGCTCAATCAGCCGGGCCTGCGTGGCATAGAGCTGGCGCAGCAGCACCAGCTCGGGTATGGCGGTGGCGCCGGTGAAGTCGGGGGCGGTGGCATGGGGCTGCGGCTGGGAGCCAAGGTCGGACTGGGCAGCTGCCCGCACGTTGGGGTGCGATTCGTCTATATAGACGCCGGTTTTGCGGATGGCAGGCAAAACCTTGTGGGTAACCCACTTGCGAAAGGCATGGACCTGGGTGCCCGGAGTCATCGCCCCGTCAGAGCGCAGGATGATGGCGTACATCCCCGACTCGCTAACGATGGTCGTTTTTTGCAGCCGACCGATGGCGTCCAATATTTGGACGCCATCTTTTTCGTCATCGTCCAGTTTTTTTGTGGCGTTTCGATGATTGGCGATGCCCAGGCAGTGGCACACATCCTGCGCTACAAACCAAGGCGAACCGTTTTTATCGTGTACACGCAGTGCGGCGCGCTGGGTAAAATTGAAAACTTGCATTTGCATGGTGGTGCCTTTCAGGCGGTGGGTTGAGAAACGGGGGGGGCTTTGCGGTGCTTGGTGGGCGGTGCTTTTTTGAGGCCTAGAAGCACGGCTGCCTGGTGGCCTTCGCCCCGCGTAGCGCGGCTGCGGCCATGCAATACCGCCATAACCGCGTTGTAGGAAAGTCCGTGCTTCTGGCAGAAGTCTTGAACAGTGACTCCGTTGGTAAACAAATTCGCGCGTGCTGTAGCTATCTGTTCGTTGGTGAATGGACGGTTCATAATTGGTGGTTGAGATAAATGGTTAACTTGCCGATGTGTAAGTGTAGCGTAGCGTGACACATATCCGCAAGTTTTTTGGAGCGCACATGCAAAATTCTTTTCAAGCGGTGGTTGACCGCCTTATTGCGGCTATGAGGCTCCCGGATGAACAAGGATTGGCCGAAGCGCTGGGGTTCAAGCGATCGGCTTTTACTGTCCGAAAATCAAGGAACTCCCTGCCCCGTGATCAAATCGATGCCTACATTCAGACGCATAAACTCAATGCCGAATGGGTTTACGAGGGCACCGGGGCGATGTTTGAAGCCAGCAGGTTTCAAAAAAAGATTGACTTGCAAAACGAAATCCATGCGCGCCTGGATAAGTTTGCATTGAACGACCGGCAGCGCAGCTACATGGCCAAGCTGCTGCTGGCGCTAGAGCTGGGTGAGCCGGAGAAGCTCAAGCAGCATTTGGACGCGACAGACAAGCTCACGTCTGATGAGCATGAGCTGCTTACGGGTTTGCGCTCGGCGCCGTCAGACATCGTGCGTGCGTTTGGACAGATCGTGGGCTTTGCGACCTCAAAAGCGGTGCGCATCAGATAATTTTGGGAGCAGGCGGTCCGGGCTGGGTGATTGATCACATCGAGCCGCTGTGCGCTGGCGGGCCGGACGCCATTGAGAACTTGCAGTGGCAGACGCGGGCCGATTCGCTGGTGAAAGACAAAGCCGAGCGGCGGCAATGCCGCGAACTTGCCAGTTTGCGAAAATTCGCAAACTGACGTTTATGCCTGCGAGCTTGCCAGTTTGCGAAATTTCGCAAACTGGCATACATGCCTAACTAAGGGGCTAGCAAGCCTAGCAGGTGACCGCCGTCACTCTGACCGGGGACGCGCGCGCGCGGGATCATTTCCGCCATGCAAATACCCAAGTCCACCACATCATCGCCCAGGGCCGTTGACCTGGTTGTCATCCATTGCTCGGCCACCGAAAGTGGCAAGCCGCTGGGCTTTACCAGGCCGGGGGGCGGCTATGTGTCTTGCGCTGCCGTGATAGACGGCTGGCACGCGCAGCGCGGCTTTATGCGCAGCGCGGAGGCGGTGCGCGCTTTTAGCAGTGCCCTGCCCAGCATTGGCTACCACTACGTGATTGACCTGGACGGCGCTGTGTACAACGGGCGCCACTTGCGGGAAGTGGGTGCGCATGCGGTGGGCTACAACGCGCGCAGCGTGGGCATCTGCCTGGTGGGCGGTGCCGAGCCTGTGGGCCGCTACACCGAAGCCCAGTGGTCTAGCCTGGCCAAGGTGGTGGCGATGTTGCTGGCCGACTACGGCCTGCCGCTGGCGCAGATAAGGGGGGTGGCAGACGGGGCATTGCGCCAGACTGGTGGGGTGTGTGGGCACCGCGATTTGTCGCCAGACCGCAACGGCAACGGCGTGGCGGACCGCGCGGAATGGCTCAAGACCTGCCCCGGCTTTGACGTGGCCGCGTGGGCCAAGGCGGGCATGCGCCCGGCGCCGGAACACATTTTTAAAGGAGATTGAAATGCTCAAGACCGGGCTGTGGACACTGATTGGACCAATGATGTCTGTGGCGGGCTTTCGCCCGACCATGGGCATGGCTGGATGGGGCGGATGCAACAAAATCAACTTGTCGCGCCGCAGCGGCCCCGGATGGACGAATGCCCACGCCAAGCGCGTGGCCCGGAAGAAGCGCAACCCGGCCAAGCACCGCGCGGCCGGGCGGGGGGGTAAGTGATGTACCCGATCAGCATAGCCCTGGGCCTGGCCCAGTTTGCGCCCAGCCTGATGCGCTACTTTGGGGCGGGCCAAGAGTCGCTGGAGGTGGCCACCAAAGTGGTGTCTATTGCGCAAAACATCACCGGCGCCACAACGCCAGAGGCGGTAGGCGCTGCCATGCAGGCCAACCCCGAGCTGGCGCAAGCTTTTAGGCTGGCGGTGCTGGCCACTGATAAAGACCTTGAAATTGCCTACCTAGGCGACCGCCAGGACGCGCGCAAGCGCGATGTGGCGCTGGCGCAGGCGGGGCATGTCAACCGGCGCGCTGACCTGATGGTGCTGTTTGACGTCATAGGCCTGGTGGCTTGCCTGGTCGTGCTGAGCCTGTTTCGCAAGGACATTCCCGGCGAAGTTGTCGGGCTGCTGTCGACCATCGCCGGCATCTTTGGCCTGTGCCTGCGTGACGCGCATCAATTTGAATTTGGCACCAGCCGTGGATCGCGTGACAAAGACGCCACCATTGCCAACCTGACCGGGCGGCCAGGCGCATGAGCGACCAGGTAGAGCACAAGCAGGGGGATACGTTCGACCTCAGCGGGACTATCGACGTGACGCTGCTGGACCAGCCCGTGCTTGACCTGACGGGCTGGACCGGGCGCAGCCAGATACGCACGCCCAAGGGCGAGCTGGTGGCCGAGCTGGTGTTTACCTGGTTGGACGCGAGCCAGCGCCTGGTGCGCCTGAGCAAGCCCGCCACGCAAACGCTGACCTGGACGTTGGGCAACGTGCTGATAGACATTGAGCTGACAAGCCCGACGGGTGATGTAGTGAGCACGCCCACCGCGAGCCTGACGATCGTCAGGGACAACACCCGTGCTTAAACCTCGGCTGACCGCCAGCGCCACGCTGCACCTGGGCAGCCTGGCCACCACGACGCTGGTGTCCACCAGCGGCGCCAGCGCTGTGCTGCGCAAGCCGCTGGGGCTGCTGAGCATTCGGGCGGCGCAGGGCGCGGTACGGGCGCAGTTGGCGCCGTTCTTTATTGGCCCCAAAGGCGACTCGGGCACCTGGGGCAATGCGCACCTGGTGTGGGCCGATGGCCTGCTGGTGGGGGTGGAATACGCGGGCGGCCAGACCAAGACGCTGCAATGGGCCGGTGGGCGCGTGCAGTGGGTGGATGTGTTTTATGGCGTAGAGACGACACGCAAAACGCTGGTGTGGGATGGTGCGGGGCGGCTGGTGGATGTGGTGGTGGGGGGCGCGTAAATGGCAGCAATAACATCGGCACAATCAGGACTTAGAACATCACCAAGCACGTGGGTTGGCGGTGTAGTTCCCGGAATTGCAGATACAGTAACTATTGCGGCTGGTCACGTCATTACGAATGAAGGCGATTGGATTACTGGTGGCGATACTGCTGGTGGCTTTGTTGTTCGCGGCACTGTGAAAGCCTCCCGCACTGTTAATTCATCGCTGACCGTGCGGGCAAACATCAACTTGGCGCAAGCTGGCGCTGTTATGGATTTCGGCACAAATAGCGACCCCATTCCGCAGGGTGTTACCGCTGAACTCGTCGTTAACGCAAGCGCGACCCCAGCAAACAACAAATACCAGATCAGCCAAACGGTGAACGGCGTTTCCTTCCGTTTCTGCGGCGCACCAAAGACCCGCAACGCATTCCTGACCGCCACCGTATCTGCTGGCGCTACGTCCATTCAGGTCACTGATGCCTCTGGATGGGTGGTGGGCGACACACTTATTATTGAACAGCCGACTGTCGATGTGGTCCAAGTCCAGACTGTCACCATCACTTCAATCAGCGGAACGACTATTGGCGTCTCTGCGGTCACGCTGGCCCGTGATGCTGGCCTTGCCGTCAGCAACTTGAGTTGCAATGTGCTTATTCGCTCGCAAGTCGATAACCTAGTTTCCACCCACTATTTACAGGTTTCTTCGACCGCAGCGCCAAGCGCACTTGTTGAGGTTAGGAACTGCGAGATCAGGAACATTGGGTATCTATATTTGAACTGGAACAGCGGCAACACCGTTCCTCCTGCAAACCCCGCCACGTTTGATGGCTGCTATTTGAACAGCACCACCAACGCCAACTCTATGATTGGGTCGACCTTTGGCAGCCTTGGGATGCCATTTCAAAATTGCGTTTTGGTGGGTAACACTGGCTACACGCAACAGAACTTGATCCACCCAAACAACTCGTCTCTTAGCATCTCGAATTGTGTTTTTTATAACATCGGCTCAAACGCCTTTTCTGGCGCGCTTGGCTATAACGGTTTGTCTGAACTCACCGCAACAAATTGCCGTTTCAACGGTTATTGGAACAATATAACGATTGCTAACGCCAATTCGCACATTTACACAAACTGTCGGTTTCGCTCCAAAAACTCAGAACTGTTTTCCGCAACCCTTTGCAATGTGCAAACAATGGATTGTGACTTTGGAACGCCAGGTAGTTTTAAATACTTAAAGTCCTACGGTAATAGCGGCGGCATATTTTCAATGCAGAACCCAATTGTGGATGATGTAAATAAAACAAATCCAAACGCAACCTACGGGGCGATGAAAATTCCTGTCTACAGCATCAACGGGGCATTTACCGCAAACCGCTTTTATACCTATAACACATTTGCGCTAAACCAAAGCGCGGTAGTAAATCGCGCCACGAATAACATCGCGCTGAAACTCAACAACTCGCAGACCTCTGGTCAATACGCATTTACGTTTCAGGGTGTCGCTGGCGTGTCACAGCGCATCGTGGGCTACCTTCGGCATGACACCACCTACGGCACATCAAACCCGCCTTCGATTTCCTTCTCTGGCGCTGGCGTGTCTGGCTCGTTCACATCAAGTTCGACGGTCAACATCTGGGAAAAATTCGACATCACTGTCACCCCCACATCGACGGGGACCGTGACGGCAACTGTCAACTTTGCTGGTGCGGCGAATGGCACGGCGTATCTGGATGGCGTTTTTCAGTTCCCATTCATCACGGAAAGCTGGATTTACGGTTTCCAAAAGCTGGCTCAGGTCAACTCGGTGGTCGATCCCAACATCACGCTGTCAGAAAGCGCCGTGGCTGCGCTCACTTCGCTTGCAACATATGACGATGTACACGACGCTGCAACTTATTCGGCGGTAGTCGCTGGCCCCACGGCGGGCGCTTACACCGTCATCGCCACGCCCTCGGGCACCGTGCTTGACTTCGGCAGCAACACGGTGGCGATCAACAGCGCGGCAGCATCCGCATTTGCCTACTCTGCTGGCACCGCTACGCTCAAGGCGTCGGCGCTGACCGTGGGCCTCAAGTTCAAAACGCTCAAGGCCCCCGTTTTTACGCTGGCAAACGCCATCGGTGCGGGCGCGCTGGTGGGCAACGTGACGCAGGCAACGCCCACCGCGCGCACCAACGTCACCATCGATGGCGACCTCACGCACGCCACCAACACCCCCACCACCATCACCATGACCGGCGGCACCGTCACCGGCACCAACAGCAACACCGGCACGGCCCTTGTAACCGTGCGCCTGGCAGGCGGCGCCACCATCGGCACCGTGGGCGCCAACGTAGTCACCCAGATCGTCACCGCGATCAGCATCACCGGCCTCACCGCTGGCAGCAGCATCTACATTGCCGACGCCACTGGCACGCAGGTGGACTACGTGGCCAGCAGCGGCACCAGCTACACGCTGGATACGACGGGCGGCACCGGCACCTGGATCTACAAAGTGCGGCGCTACGGCTACCTCGACCAGTCGGGCACATTCGCCCCGGCTGCCAGCAGTGCCAGTGTGCCGGCGATATACATTGCTGACACGCAAGTCGCCGATACGCTTGGCAGCGTGCTTGCCTATGCGGACCTGGCGTCAAGCCAGCAGATGTATGACTACTCGCGCTATTGGTCCACCACGGCAGCGGGCATTGCCGCGCCGCAGGTGTTGGCAAAAGCCTACGGCCTGCTTTCGGCAAGCGCAGCGCTTGCGCTTGACCCTGCGGCCACCAAGCTACTGGCCTATGACGGCACGACGGTGACCACCAAAACAAGCGCGCTGCTAGAGGCGGTGACCCTGGTGGCCAGCGGTGCATTTACATCTGGCGCTGGCCTGGCCACGACGGTGGCGGTGCGGGCCAGCAACTTGGACAGTGAGCTGCTGTTTGCCGGGGTGAGCGGCATTACGCTTTATGCCACGCTGGCCGACGCGCTGATTAACGCCAATGCGGGCCCCAGCTCGACGAGCGGGATTGTGCGGTTTTTGTACGGCGCTACTACTTTGGGGCTTGTTATGGCTGGGACGGTTTATGTGCGCATCACGATGGGCAACACGGTGGAGGTGCAGTCGCTGGCGTTGATGCAGGGCACCAACTCACTCGACTTGTCGACGACCACGCTGCTGCAGTCCATCATTGCCAACGTTGCGGAGCTGCCCACTCTGCCGGAGATTGAGGCGTCGACAAGCCTGGCAAAAGAGTCGACCGCGCAGGCGGTGCTGGGCTTGAGCCTGTGACTGTAATTTGTGAACGTTTTTGAAAGGTACCCATGACGATTGAACTAACTATGGTCAACCTGGCTGGGCTTGCCACGGCCTTTATCGGCGTGCTTTGGGCGCTGGTGAAGGTGATTGCTGCGCAGCAGGAGCGCAGCCTGGAAACGCGTTTCAAAGCGCTTTCTGACAGCTTGGTGGGGGTGAACAACTCCATCGCCCGCGAACAGGAGACCACCCAGCGACTGGAGCGTGAGCTGCTGCAGTTCAAGGCCGAGCTGCCGCGTGACTACGTGCGGCGTGAGGACTTTATACGGGCGGTGGGCACCATCGAGACCAAGATTGACAACATGGCGCTGCGCATGGAGCGCGCGGTGCTGAGCGGCCAGATAGGAGGCAAGGCATGAACACGATGCAATTGGCGCAGATTCGGCGCGGGGCTATTCGGTGGCACCTCATTGCGGCGATCAATATCAGCCGGCCGCACGGCATCAACACCCCGGCGCTGCTGCCGATCATCCAGTCGGTGTACCAGGATGCGTCTGAGCACGAGATTCGGCGCGAGCTGGACTACCTGGAAGAGCGCAACCTGGTGAAGATCGCCCGTGACCCGCTGGACAATTGGGCGGTGGACCTGACGCGCTACGGCATTGACGTAGCGGAGTACACGGTGGATTGCGAGCCAGGCTTGAGCCGCCCTCGCATTACCCAGGGCTAGCACGCATGCCCCCGCGCACAAAGATAGAGACGCTGCCCAAGGCGGTGAAGGAATGGCTGGACGCTGCCCTGCTGGACAACGGCTTTGCCAAGTACGAGCTGCTGGCAACAGAGCTGGAGGCCAAGGGCCACGCCATTGGCAAAAGCAGCTTGCACCGGTACGGCAGCAAGTTTGAGCAGCGCATGGCGCAGCTCAAGGCCAGCACCGAGCAGGCCAAGGCGGTGGTGGCGGCCAGCCCAGACGACGAAGGCGCTATGAGCGAGGCGCTGATCCGGCTGACGCAGGACAAGCTTTTTGGCGTGCTGGTAGACCTGGAGGTGGACCCGGAGACGATCAGCATCACCAAGGTGACCAAGAGCATTGCCGACCTGGCGCGCAGCTCGATCAGCCAAAAGAAGTGGCAGATTGAAGTGCGCACCAAGGCGGCTGAGCGCATGAAGGCGGTGGAGGCCGAGGCCAAAGCCTTGCAGGGCGAGACCCGCGATGTGGCGCTGGCCATGCTGGAAAAGGTGCGCGCGGTGTACGAAGGGGCTATGTGATGGCCCAGGGGATGCTCTACCCGTACCAGGTGCGCTGGCTCAAGGACAAGAGCCGCTTCAAGCTGGGGCGCTTTGCCCGGCAGACGGGTAAGACGTTCACCACCACGCTGGAGATCGTGGACGACGTGCACGAGGCAGAGATCAAGAAGACGCGGGCGCCGTGGGTGATCTTGAGCAGGGGCGAGCGCCAGGCGCAGGAGGCGATGGAAGAAGGCGTGATGCGCCACAACGCGGCCTATGGCGCGGCGCTGAAGGTGGCGCGCGAGGATGCTGACTTTTACGACGAGGACAGCGGCATCCGGCGGCGGGCGTTGCAACTGATCTACCCCGGCGGCAACAAGATTACGGCGCTGCCGGCCAACCCGGACACGGCGCGGGGCTTCTCGGCCAACGTGTTCCTGGACGAATTTGCTTTTCACAAAGACAGCCGCAAGATCTGGACGGCGCTTTTCCCTGTGATATCGGCGGGCTGGCGGCTGCGGGTGACCAGCACGCCCAACGGCAAGGGCAACAAGTTTTATGACCTGGCCACCAGCACTGACGCGATCTGGAGCCAGCACGTGGTGGACATTCACCAGGCGATACGCGAGGGCCTGCCGCGCTGTGCCGAGGAGCTGCGGGCCGCCCTGATGGACGAGGACGCCTGGAACCAGGAGTTTTTGCTGGAGTGGCTGGACGAGGCGAGCGCCTGGCTGAGCTACGACCTGATCAACAGCGTAGAGCATGACCATGCCGGCATCCCTGAGCACTACACCGGCGGGCCTTGCTTTGTGGGCGTGGACATTGCGACCCGGTCAGACAACTTTGTGATTTGGGTAGACGAGCTGCTGGGCGACGTGTTGTGGAACCGCGAAACCATCGTCAAAAAGCGCATCAGCTTTACCGAGATGGACGCGCTACAGGACGATGTAGAGCAGCGCTACAACGTGGTGCGCTACTGCATGGACCAGACGGGCATGGGCGAAAAGCCGGTTGAAGACGCCAAGAAGCGCTATGGCAAGCACCGGGTGGAGGGCGTGCTCTTTACCGGGCCCAACAAGCTGCAGCTGGCCACATTGATCAAACAGAGCTTTGAAGACCGCCAGAGCCGTATCCCCATGGCCGACGAAAAGCTGCGGGCTGACCTGCACAAGGTGCGCAAGATTCAAAGCCCCACGGGCGCGCCGCGTTTTGACGCCGACAGCGATGCCAATGGCCACGCGGACCGGTTTTGGGCCAAGGCGCTGGCCTGCCTGGCAGCGCACGGCAACCTGGGGCCGGTCAAGGTAGCGAGCCGTACTGCGGGGGCTTCTAGGCCGGTGAGCAGCCAGCTGGCGGGGTACTTGGGATGAGGCAATCCATTAAACGGGCCTATAAGGCCCGGAAACGCTTTCAGGCACCTACCCCCTTGCCAAAATATTTTAAGGGTGCCTGCAAGGCTTGGCAACGGGTTACTGCGTCATGTTCAAGGGCCGGGCCTGGCCCCAAAACAAGATTTGTGCGCCGCGTGCGTTTTGATGCCCGCACTTTTGTAGGTGCCGCTGACCAGTCGGCAGGCTTTGCTCGTACTGATGCCAAGCAGTTCGCCCGCTTGTCGGAAGGTCAGGCCTTTGACGCGAATCAAGGTGTAGAGCTGTGGGAGCAGCGCGGCGTTTTTGTCATCGACGGACGGGCTAGCTGCTTTCACTCTGATTTTTTGGAGCGTAGTGTGGCTGCCAAAGGTCTCAGCCCAGGTTTGGATTCCCTCTGCGCTCATTTGTTTATTGAGCAGTCCGCGCCGCAGACGGCTGGCCGTTGCTTCACCCAGCCCGGCCAGCCCGGCTGCGTAGGTTTGGCTGTGCCCATCGCACATCAACTCATACATGCGCCGAATTCTTTCGGGAGAAAGGTCGTGCATCACACGCATTCTTGTTGGACCTTGGGCTTTGACAGAGACGGATGCCGCTTTCGCAATCGGGTGCTCAAGCGCAGGCAGATCGGCGGCCTGGCTGGCCAAGCCAACACTGCGCATCAAGTCGCCCAATGCCCGGATATCAAAAAGCAGACCTTGCTCAGTGTCTTGCAGATAGTCGGGGAAGTGCGTCGCTGCGTGCGCGGCCAAGCGCATTTGGTCAAAGTGCTTTGCGCTTACAGATCGCAGCTTGACCAGTGTGCGATCCTGGTGAACCCATGCGGTCAGGGTCACAGATTGATAACGCAAAGTCTTGTAAACAGGTTTTTTAGCCATGTAAATATTGTTTCTGGAAAGAATAAATCTTAAATGAAAACAGGAATCTACATATCGCCGACCGAATTTCGGTCTTTTGCGGACCGATCTGAGCCGATGGGCCGAAATGCGCTGTCTGGCCAGATTGCAAGCCGCCTGGCTGCTGGAGACTTGTCGAGCATGTTTGGGCTGTTGCCCAACCCGGACCCTGTGCTCAAGCAGATGGGCAAACAGATTGACGTGTACCGCAACTTGCTGGTGGATCCACTGGTCAAGGGCGCGCGGGGGCGGCGCGTGGCTGCCGTACTTAGTATGGAGCAAGGGTTTGACCTGGAGGAATCTAAAGAGACGCCGGCGCGGGTGCTGAAGGCGATGGAGGCGATGTTTGCCCGGCTCGACTTGCAGCGCATCGTGCGCGAGCAGATCGACGGCGCTTTCTTTGGCTACCGCGTGAGCGAGGTGATGTGGAGCAGCCAGGCTGGCATGCCACTGCCCGTCGACCTGGTGGGCAAGCCGGCCGAGTGGTTTGGATTTGAGCCCGAAGACGGCGCGCTGCGCTTTCGGCCCCGCATGTCCACCACCGGGGTGGCGGTGCCTGAGCGCAAGTTTGTGGTGGTGGGCAAGGGGCGCGGCTGGGAGACGCCGTACGGCGAGCCTGACCTGGCGGCTTGCTTTTGGCCGGTGACATTCAAGCGGGCGGGCTTTAAGTTTTGGGCGACGTTCACCGAAAAATATGGCATGCCCTGGGCGGTGGGCAAGCTGCCACGCCAGGCGGCGCAGCCGGACGTGGACGACTTGGCAGCCAAGCTGGATGCGATGGTGCGGGATGCGGTGGCGGTGATACCGGATGACGCCTCGGTCGAATTTTTGACTGCCCAGGGCTCGGCCAACTCGGACCTGTATGAGAAGTTCTTGATGTTTTGCCGATCGGAGATCAGCATTGCGCTGCTGGGCAACAACCAAAGCGTGGAGCTGCAGAGCAACAAGGCCAGTGCCACGGCGGCGCAGAGCGTGGAAGCGGACGTGCGCGATGGCGACGCGCAGATGATTGCCGCCGGGCTGAACCAGCTGGTGCGCTATGCCTGCGAGGTCAACTTTCCAGGCGCCATTCCGCCGGTGTATGCGTTCTGGGAACAAGAAGAGGTGGACGGGGCGCTGGCCGAGCGGGACGAAAAGCTTAGCCGGGCCGGGGTGAAGTTCACCAACACTTACTGGCAGCGGGCCTACCACCTGGAAGCCAGCGACCTGGCCGAGCGGTCCGATCCGGCTGCAGCAGCCCCAGCCGCACTAGGAGCAGCACCAGGAGCGGCCAGCTTTGCCGACGCGGCGGATGCCGACTCGGTGCCCGCTGACCAGGCTGCGCTGGATGCGGCCATCGGCCAGCTTCCGGTGGACAAGCTGCAGGCGGCCATGAAAACGCTTTTGCAACCGGCCTTAATGGCCATTGAAACCGCGCAGACGCCCGAGCAAGTACAGCAGGCGCTGGCCGATGCGTGGCCTGAGATGGACACCACGGCGCTGCAAACGCTGATGGAGCGGGCCTATTTTGTGGCTGACCTGATGGGCCGGGACGCTGTGAACGAGGAGGCGGGCCAGGCATGATTAGCGCGCCGGACGCCAGCTACGCCATCGGCCTGGAGCCGACGGATGCGGTGAAGTACTTGCAGGGCAAGGGCGCGCAGGTGACCGGCAGCTACCGGGAGTGGCTGGACGGCCAGCATGCGCGGGCGTTTACGGTGGCGAATGTGGCCAAGCTGGACGTGCTGCAGGACATTCAGGCTAGCCTGGTCAAGGCCTTGAAAGACGGCCAGACGCTGCAAGCCTGGAAAGACGGCCTGATACCCGAGTTGCAGAAAAAGGGCTGGTGGAAGCGCGAGGGCACCACGGCGCAGCTACAAGCGGCCGGGCGGGTGAATGCCGACGGCGTGATTGCCAAGGGGCTGACGCCCCGGCGGCTGCAGACGATCTTCCAGACCAACATGCAAAGCGCCTACATGGCCGGGCGCTACAGCCAGATGATGGAGCAGGTGGACGAGCGGCCCTACTGGCAGTACGTGGCGGTGCTGGACAGCCGCACGCGACCGGCGCACCGGGCGCTGAACGGCAAGGTGTACCGCTACGACGATGGCGCCTGGGGCGCGGTGTACCCGCCCAACGGCTACAACTGCCGCTGCCGGGTGCGGGCCTACAGCGACAGCGATATCAAGCGCCGTGGCATTGATGTGGCTAGCAGCGATGGCAAGCTCAAACAGGTGGACGTGCCACTCAAGGGCGGCGGCACGGCTGCGGTGACGCGGATTGCGGACAAGGGCCTGCCGGGCGGGAAGTTTCAGCCGGACGTGGGGTTTAGCAACAACCCGGCGCAAACGGTATGGCAGCCGAGCCTGGAGGCGGCGGATGTGCAGCTTTCGCGCCGGTATGTGGACACGGCCATCCAGGGGCCAGCGTTTGAGCGGTTTGTGTCTGGCAAGGCGCCTGGTGCGTTCCCGGTGGCGGTGTTGCGCCAGGCGGACCGTGACGCCCTGGGCACGCAGGCGGCGGTGGCCTATATGAGCGGGGAGACAGTGGCAAAGCAGCTGGATAAGCACCCGGAGGTCACCGTGGACGACTACCGGCGCATACCCGATATGGTGGACAACGGGGAGGTGTATCAACAAGCGGCAAACCGGCTGATCTATCTGCAAGACGGGGATGTCGTGTACCGGCTGGCGCTCAAAGCTACCAAACCTAAGGACGCGCTGTTTGTGCTGAGCCTGTTCAAGACCACGCGCGCTGCTGCTGATAAAGAGGTGGCGAGCCGGATGGCGCGGCTGCGGTGACGTTGCTGGCGCGATGGACCCACCACCGCTAGCCCTCATCACACCAGACGGTATGGGGTCGGAAGGTATTCCGAAGCCAGCAACGGGAAGATTTTAGATGATTGAAATGAGAATTGACTACTCGGCGGTGATGTCGGCGATGCGCAAGGCGGCGGGTGAAATGGGCAATGCCAGGCCGCTGATGAGCAGCGTGGCAAGCATCATGGCCAGCGCGGTGGAGGACAACTTTGCAGCCGAAGGCCGGCCCAAGTGGCAAGACCTGCACCCCGGCACCAAGGCCGGGCGCGCCAAGAAAGGCACTTGGCCGGGAGAAATACTGCGGCGCACGGGCGGGCTGGCAACATCGATACAGCAGAGCTTTGACGCGCGCCAGGCGGTGGTGGGCACGAACAAGGTGTATGCCGCGATCCAGCAGTTTGGCGGCAAGACGAAGCCGCATGTGATCCGGGCCAAGACCCGGAGGGCACTATCATTTGGTGGCATTGTGGTGCGCCAGGTGAACCACCCCGGCAGCAACATTCCGGCGCGGCCGTTCTTGCGGCTGGAGCCGCGCGACTTGCGTGACATTGTGCTGGCCAGCCAACGGCACTACGCCAAGGCGCTGGCACGCAACGGGCTGCAATCGACTTGACGCAAGGCGGGCCAGACGTGACGCCCGTCACTCTGCGCTGATGGTGCCCCGGCCCCGAACATTGGGGCATGGCAAAAATTGAAATTTTCAAACCGGTGCATGCGGCAAAAAGCATGGAGGGAACATCTGTATCCCTTAGCGCCGCTGACCTGCAAGCGATCGCAGCGGGCTACAACGCCGCGCAGCACGAGGCGCCCTGCGTCATTGGCCACCCGACACACGACGCCCCGGCCTACGGCTGGGTCAAGAGCCTGAGCTTCACCGATGGCGCCCTGGTGGCAGACATTGAAGCCGACCAGGCCCTGAAAGATTTGGTGGCACAGAAAGCCTACAAGAAGATCAGTGCCAGCTTTTACTTGCCCACGGCCCCCGGCAATCCAACTCCGGGCGACTTGGCGCTTCGCCATGTCGGCTTCCTGGGCGCGATGGCGCCTGGCATTAAAGGCCTCAAGGCTGTGAGCTTTGCCGAGGGCGAAGAAGGCGTGGTGACGTTTGGCGATCTGTCGGGCTACACCGGCATAGACATCGCCGCGATGTTTCGCCGGCTGCGTGATTGGCTGATTGCTAAGGAAGGCCTGGACACGGCCGACCGCGTGCTGCCCTCTTGGGACGTGGACAGCGTGGCGCGCCAGGCGCAGCGCGCCGTAGACACACCTGACCCCGACGGCGCAATGCAACCGGCCAGTTTTGCCGACCCCGATCAATCAACCCAATTAACCCAAGGAGCTTCGATGAAAACACCCGAGCAGCTACAAGCCGAGCTGGACGCGGCCAATGCCGCACTGAAAACGATGCAGGCCGCAGAGCAGGCGCGTCTGGACGCTGACCGCGCTACTGCGGCGGCCAACCGCCACGCTGGGCACGCCAGCTTTGCAGACAGCCTGGTGGCGGCGGCCAAGTGGCCTGCCGGTGCCAAAGATGTGCTGGTGCAGGCGCTGGACGTGCTGGCCGCGCCCAGCGAAGGTGGTGTGGTGAGCTTTGGCGAGGGCGATGCGGCCAAGCCGCTGGCCAGCGTGCTGCAGGAGCAGCTAACTGCCCTGCCCGCTGCGGTGAGCTTTGCCGAGTTTGCAAAGAAGGGCGCATCTGGCGCCTCCTTGACGGACCGCGAGGTGGCATCGCGTGCCAAGGCTTATCAGGATCGCATGGCCAAGGGTGGCCAAAGCATCTCGCTAGGCCAAGCGGTCGACGCGGTGCACGCAGGCACGGACCAGGCCTGAGCCAACCCGAGCTGAATTTAATAGCCAACCATTTTTCAATTTTCAAAAGGAGCTTGCATGCGTAACCCAGGACTATCAAAAAGCTACAGCGCCGAGGCTGCTATTGCGGCTTACCGCATCGTCAAATTCGGCGCAGCCGATGGCGGTGTGCTGCAGGCTGCTGCTGCTGCGGACAAGAGCATCGGCGTGACCGACCGCATTGCGGCAGCAGTAGCGGGCGACCGCGTCGACATAACCCGCAGCGGCATTGCCGAAGTGGAATACGGCGCCACGGTGGCCGCAGGGGACTTGCTGACATCTGACAGCGTGGGCCGCGCGATTGTGGCCAGCGCGACTACGGGCACCAACATCCGCGTGATCGGCGTGGCTGAGGTGGCCGGTGTGCTGGGCGATATCGGCAGCTTGATGCTGGAGCCCGGCAGCTTCCAGGGCTGATACAGCCCTTCAAGCGACTTTTTAAAAACGTTTCAGAAAGATTGATATGAGCACCAATACCGCTCCGTTTACCGTCCAGCCCCGGCTGACTCAGATTGCCATGGCCATCAAACCCGTGGGCATGATTGCCGACGAAGTTTGCCCACGCATCCCGGTGCCAGGCGAAAAATTCATCTACACCAAGATGTCTACAGAGGAGTCGTTCACGATTCCCGATGTGCGTGTTGGCCGAACAGGTGCGCCGAATACGGTGGAATTTGGTGGCGTAGATGTCAACGATTCGACCGAAGACTATGGCTTGGACGACCCGGTGCCCAACAAAGATATCAAGAACGCGCAGGGTACAAACTTTGATCCTGAGGCCGTTGCTGCTGAGCGCACCGAACTGCTGGTGCAGCTTGCGCGTGAAAAGCGTGTTGCTGATTTGTATTTCACGCTTGGCACTTACGCATCTACTTTGCGCCAGACGCTGAGCGGTACATCGCAATGGAGCGACTACACCAACAGCGACCCCACGTCGGTAATCTTGGCCATGTTTGACAACATGTTGGTGCGACCAAACATCGGCATATTTGGCCAGTCCGTATATACCAAGTTTCGGATGCACCCGAAGGTTGTGGCCGCAGTGCTGAACAACTCTGGCGGCACCGGCGGCAGTGCATCCACCGGCGTAGTGGCTCGGCGGGCGATTGCCGATTTGCTGGAGCTTGACGAGATTTATGTGGGCGGCGCATTTTCTACGACTACCAAAAAGGGCCAGACCGCTGCCTTTGGCCGGCTGTGGGGCAAGCACGCCGCTTTTATGCGGATCGACAAATCGGTACGTGACACCCGCATGGCAGTGCCGACTTTTGGGTTTACCGCGCAATGGGGGGACAAGGTGGCCGGCACGATTCAAGACGCGAACATTGGCCTCGAAGGCGGCATCAAAGTGCGCGTGGGCGAGCACGTCAAGGAGCTGGTGAGCTTTCAAGAAGTGGGCTGCTTTTTCCAGAACGCGGTGGCCTAAACGCTAAAAGACCTGGGCGCAAGCCTAAGTCCTCAATCAAACCGGTTCGCGACAGAGCCGGTTTTTTTGAGTACTTGAAACCGATTTTTACCAAGGAGAAATTGATGGCAAAACAAAACGCCCCTACCAGCCCAAACGCCCCTGACAGCGCAGACAAAAAAGAACCGGCAGCCGAGGCCGGTTACAAGGTGCTGAGCAACCTGGACCATGACGGGCAGCTCTTTGCACCGGGCGATACGGTCTACCTGACCGAGGCGCAGGCCAAGCCGCTGCTGGGCGGCGCTATCGCTGCGGAGTAAGTAGACCGACATGAGCTACGCCACCGCCGCCCAATTGATCGATCGCCTGGGCACCCGTGAGGCTGCGGCGATTAGCCGCGCGACCAACGGCGTGCCGGACGAAGCGGTGTTGGCCGAGGCGCTGGCGCTGGCCAGCGAAGAGGTGGACGCGTATGTGGGGCGCCGCTACCTGCTGCCGCTGACCAGCGCGGACACCGGGGCGGCTGCTTTGCCGACGATTTTGCAGCGCGTGGCGATTGATATTGCCCGGTACCGGCAGACGGGTACCGAGATCATGGAGACGGAGACGATACGCACCCGGTACAAAGACGCGGTGAAGCTGCTGGAGCAGATATCGCGCGGCGAGGTGAGCATCGGCGGCATGGTGTTGGCAGCAAGCGGCGGCGCAGCGGCCACCAGTGGCTCCAGCGCGGTACGCACCGGCACCAAAAGCTTTGACATGGACCAGGTGCTCTGAGATGGCCGACATGATCAGCACCGTAGAGAGCGCCATCGTGGGGCAGCTGCGCGCAGTACAGCGGGGCTACGCGGGCCTGATGGTGGAAAGCTATGCGGGGCAACTGGACGACGAATTGTTTGCGTGGATTCGGACGCTGCCAGCGACCTGGGTGACCTTTGACCAGGTGCAAGAACCCAAGCGCCTGGGCGCCCACACATTCCAGGTGCAGGCCAGCTTTGAGGTGCTGTGCGCGCAGCGGGCGCTGACAGAGAACGCCGGCCGACTGAATGCCGCCAGCGCGGGCATGGAGGTAGGCGTGTACCAGCTGCTGCACGACAACAAGCTGGCGCTGGCTAACAACAAGCTGGGCTTGTCGATTGGCCCGCTGATGCCCGGCGCCATTCGCCCGGTGATGAAAAGCATGGTGAACCGGGAGGCCGTGGCGGTGTACGCGCAGCGGTTTAGCACCGTGTGGGTAGAGGTGTATGCCGATGCCGACCTGGTGCCGCCTGGCGAGCTGCAGACGATTGGCCTGAGCTACTACCTCAAGCCCCAGCACAGCGCAGCGGGCGACGAGGCCGATGCCACCGATTTGATGACGATTACCTAGAGGACGCATATGAGAGTGATTGCAGCCCAGGGCCTGAAGGTGCCCAAAGAAACCAACCCCCGCGAGTACATCAACGACACGCAGGCGCAGGAGATCGATGTAACGGCGTACTACCTGCGCCGCCTGGCTGACTGCGAGCTGGTGGAGGTGGCCGCTGAGCAGGCAAACCCCACCGACGCCGCTGCGCCCAGGGGCAAGGCGGCGAAGTAAGAGCGCCGAAGTCGTTTTTTCGCGCACCCGAGCCCACCAGCCACTGGCTGCACTGATTTTTTAAAAGGACCACCGCAATGGCAAGCCAAAATATCGCTTTTTCGTCGATTCCCAGCTCGATCCGCAAGCCTGGCAAGTACTTTGAGTACAACGCCGCCCTGGCCGTGCGCTCGTTGCCCACCAACCTGCAGCGCGTGCTGATCGTTGCGCAGATGCTGACCAGCGGCGCAACAGCCACTGCGAATGCGGTGGTGCAGGTGTTTGACTCGGAGACGGCGGCAGCGCTGTTTGGCCGGGGCAGCCAGGCACACCGCATGGTGAAGGCGGCGCTTAATGCAAACCGCTATGCCCAACTGTTTGTGCTGCCGGTGGCTGATGCGGCCTCCAGCGTGGCGGCGACGGCAACGGTAACCGCGTCAGGCGCTGCGACCACGGCGGGTACTCTGGTGCTTACCGTGTGCGGCGTGCGCGCGGAGGTGGCTGTGGCCAGCGGTGACACTGCGGCTACCTTTGCCACCAACCTCAACGCCGCGCTGGCGCTACTGACAGACTTGCCAGTCACGCGCAGCGTGGCAGCGGGCGTGGTGACGCTGACGCAGCGCAACAAGGGCACGGTGGGGAACGCTCACCTTGTCAAGGTGAGTGGCACGGTGGCAGGCCTGACGGTGGCGGCCACGGCATTTACCGGCGGCACGCTGGACCCGACCTTGGCGACGGCCCTGGCAGCGGCGTTTGGCGGTGGCCATGAAATTTTGGTGGTGCCCTACAGCACCGGCACACCGCTGACGGACCTGCGCACGCACCTGAACGCCGTGAGCGACCCGATGGAGCGACGGCCTGCAATAGGGGTGTATGCCAGCGGGGGCACGCTCAGTGCAGCGACTACGCAGGCGGGGACGCTTAACGGCAACCGGCTCACTGCCGGATTTTTGAAAAACAGCTCGACCCCGGCCGAGGAACTGGCAGGCATGTATGCCAGCGTGGTGGCGTTTGAAGAAGACCCGGCACGCCCACTGAACACGCTGGTGCTGACCGGTGCCGTGGCGCCGGATGTGGCTGACCGCTTGAGCCGCACCGAGCAAGAGAGCTGCTTGGCCAACGGTGTGACACCGCTGGAATGGGGCCCTGGTGATGTGGTGCAGATTGTGCGGGCGGTGACGACTTACACGCTTAACCCCAGCAGCGTGGCCGATGTGAGCTGGCTGGACCTGACCACCATGCGCACCATGGACTACGTGATGAAGGCTATGCGCACGCGGGTGGAGCTGCGGTTTCCGCGCGACAAGCTGAGCGCCAAGACGCCGGCGCGCGTGCGCAGCGAGCTGCTGGACGTGGCGCTGAAGCTCGAAGAGCTGGAGATCGTTGAGAACGTGGACAAGTGGGCCAATGACCTGGTGGTGGAGCGTGACAGCCAAGACGTGAACCGGCTGAATGCCAAGATTCCGGTGGACGTGGTTAACGGGCTGCATGTTTTTGCGGGGCGCCTGGACTTGATTTTGTAAGCGCTGGTTTGCCTGTAGCAACGATTTTTAAAAGGACATTGAAATGGCACTGATTGAATACGCTGGCGCGGTCACCCTGGAAGTGGACAGCAAGGAGATTGAGATCACCAGCTTTGGGGTGCGGGTGAGCACCGGGCGCCGCCCAGTCAAGACAATGAACCGGGCGGGACGCATCCAGGGCTTTAGCCGTGGCATTACGACCTTTGACATTACGGCAACGGCGGTGATACCGATTGGCGGCTCTGAGATTGACTGGGCCAACATCGAAGGCGCCAAGCTGACGGTGCAGCCCATTGGCGGCGGTGAGCGGGTAAGCTACACCGACTGCTTTACGGTAGAGACCAGCGAAAAGTACCAGGTGGAAGGCGAGGCCGTCATTGACCTGACGCTGGTGGCGCTGCGCAAGGTGGTTGAGTGATGGACGCCTTGACCCAGACCGGCAAGCTGCTGAGTGGCGTGGTGGTGGACGGTGTGACGCACCGCGCATTCACGCTGCGCCTGCCCACTGTGAAGGACAACATCGACGCCGTTGACCTGGTGGGCGGAACCAACGGCGTGGCGCTGAGCGCGGCGATATTGGCTAGCCAGCTGGTGCAGCTTGGCACCCTGGACAAAAAAAAGCAGATTAACTTTGACCTGGTGGCAGGCATGCACCCGGCAGACTTCAATTTGCTGGAAGGGGCGGCTACAAGCCTGGAAAAAAAGCGCGTGGCCGCTGCGAAGAGTCTGCAAACTGGTGCCGAGTCCGGCTTGCCCTCGTCGCCCTTGGGCTGACCTGGACCGAGGCGGGCGAGCTGGACACAGCACGCGCCAGGCAGCTGCTGGAGATCGCCGGCGGCAAACGCAGCAGCGGCCGACCGGAGACGACCAAGGTCGTGAGCCTTCGAAAACGAAAACCTAAGCCTAACTCAGCCCCATGACACAAGATTTGCGCATAGCCCTGACGACTAGCCTGAACGACCGGCTGGTGGCGCCGCTGCGCCGTACGCTGGACGAGGTTGAAAAAAACTTGATGGGCCTAGAAAAAGAGCTGGGCAATGTGAATAAGGGCGGCCAGCTGGTGGGTAAGACGCTGGCCGGCATGCCAGGGCCAGCCCAGGCGGCAAAAGAGGTGATGGAGCTGTCTCGCAACACAAGCAACGCCGTGGGCCTGGCGGAAAAGTTGCGGGCGGCATGGTCGGTGGCGGGCAACACGATACGCGGGGTGGCTTCTGGCGTGGCAGGCTTGCAAGCGGCCAGGTATGTGCTGAGCGCGCCGCTGCAAAAAGAGCGCAGCTATGACCGCGCGCTGCGCGACCTGGGCAACACTGCCTATGGCGACCTGACGGGGCCTGCATTCACCGCGAAGGTGGCGAGCCTGGACGCCGTGCTGACAGCCGCGCTGCGGGCCGGTGGCGGCACGCGCGAGGGCGCGGTGGAGGCGGCAAGCACGCTGATGGCGCAGGGCGGGCTGAACGACAGCCAAATGGCGATGGTGATGCCGACCATCCTCAAGGCAGCGACCGCTGCCAATGCCGCACCCAGCGACATTGCCAACGTGGTGGCGGCGATGCTGAAAAATGGATTTGGACCCGAAACGATTGCAACCATGATTGGTAAGGGGATTGCGTCTGGCCAGGCCGGAGGGTTTGAGATGCGAGACATGGCAAAGTGGCTGCCGAAGCATCTGGCCGCTGGCTCGACCATCGGCATGACCGGCATGCGCGACTACGAAGAGATTTTGGGCCTGGCGCAAGTGGCGCGAACAACGGCGGGCAGTAGTGACGAGGCGGGCAATAACTTGCTAAACCTTTTGCTTAAGATCAATTCGCCAGACACCCAGGTCGACGCGCGCAAGCAAGGAGTTGACCTTTCTGGCACGCTGGCTGCGAACCGTGCCTCTGGTATGAGCGCAGCGGCTGCATTCATTGGCCTGCTGCAAAAGCAGATGGATGCGGACCCAAGGATAGTGAAGCTACGCGCCCAGTACGCCGCGGCGGGCACGGATGGCGAGCGGCAAGCGTCGATCAAGGCACAGGAGCAGATATTTGCGGGTAGCGCACTGGGCAAGTACTTGAGCGATCGCCAGGCGCTGATGCCTGCGATTGCAGTAATCAATAACCCCGCCGAACTCAAACGTCAGATTGCCGCCGCACGCAACGGCGGTGCGCCGACGATGGAGCGCGCCTTTGCCAACATTGCGGATGGCAATGACTTTAAGGTGCAGCAGCAAGTCAATGCGAAGCTGATTGCGCAAACCGATGCACTGACTGGCGTGAACAATGCGCTGGGAAACCTGAGCCAGATCACGGTGGACCTGTACCAGGAGTTCCCCATGCTGGCCGCAGCATTAGAGGGGGGCAAGTTGGCGGTATGGTCCCTCGCAGCCGCTGCCACCGCAGCTTCTGGTGCATTGGCGTTCTTTGTTTTGGCTGGCCGAGGTGGTGCTGCAGGCGCTGCGGCTGGTGCTGCTGGTGCTGGTGCTGCGCAAGCGACCGCCGGTACCGGGGCTGGCGCTGCCACAGCAGGGGTGCTGGGATCTGGTGCTGTTGCGACCGCAGGCGTCGTGGCCACGGGTGGCTTGCTGGCCACGATGTTCGCCGGCAGCGTAGTGGCACGCAATGCCGAGGCCTTTGCCACCATGGGGGCGGACGCTGGCGACACGGCTTTTGCAGCGGCGATCATGGACGCCTCGCGCAACAAGGCGCCTGCCGCGCAGCCGGTGAGCCCGCAGGACCAGGAGGCCAATGCGCGTGCCGCGCTGCAGGCGGTGTCGCCGATCCTGGACCGCCTGGAAGCTTTGGCCGAGCGCCCGGTGATGCTGACCGTAGATGGCCAGGTGCTGGCCCAGTCACTCAACACGACCAACGCGCGCACTGCGTCGCGGCATTGATATGAGCTGGTCCAGGTTTTTGCAGGATGCGAGCTTTAAGGGCGTGGCCTTCGAAGTGATGTCTGTGAGTCGGTCGGGGCAGCGGGCGATTGCGACGAACGAGTATCCGTACCTCAACGGCGCAGACCTGGAGGACATTGGCCTGCGTGCCCGGCGCATCACGCTCAAGGTCGTGGTCTACGGCGAGTACTACGAAGCGCAGTTGGCCACCTTGGTAGAGGCCTTGGAGTCTGATGGCGCTGGTGAGCTGGTGCATCCGGTGCACGGCAGGTTGCGAGCGATGGCCGAGTCATGGACCGACGAGCACGAAGCGGAATTGGTGGACGGCGCGGTGCTGAACGTCACTTTCGTAGAGGACACGACAAGGGCCGGGGCACTGTTTGTGGCACCTACGGCGGATGTTGAGGCAATTACCACCCAGGCAGCAGTGGCGCGCGCAGCAGCCGATGACGCACTGGTGCGCCGGGTGCAGGCGGTGAACACGCCGCCGTCGCGGCTGGCGTTCTTGAAAGACGCTTTTAACCAGGCCAAGGCGCTGCTTAAAAAGTTCAGCGACACCTCGGCGCTGCGTGCGGTGCTAAGCGACCTGGACCCGTTGATTTACCCCCGCGCTTATGCGGCTGACCTGGTGGCGGTGGTGGACCGCGCGCTGCAGGGCTTGCCGTTTGGTGGACGCAACCTGCTGTACGACAGTGCCGCCGGGGCTGATGAGACTGCAGGTAGCGGTGCCAAGGACATGGACCTGGCTTCGACGCTGCTGGACCCTGCTGCGATGGGGGTGAAGGCGGGCGCTAAGGACGAGGCCGTAATGGCTGATGCGGCTGCGGTGCAGGCGCATTTGCGTGTTTATGCGGCGTGCGCTATTGCCGAGTGCGCAGCGATTGTGCTGACTGGCGAGAAAGATGAAGCATTGCTGGCGCGGACAGAGATTGAGCAGCTGGCTAACGGGGTGCGAACAGATTTGCAGGTGGCGCTTGATGCGGCGCGGGATGCTTTGGACGCGGAGGGCCGAGGCCAGACGGCAAGCGCTTTGCAGGCGCTGGCCTTTGCGGTGCAAGGGGCGGCGCTGGCGGTGATCAACCAACAGCCGCCGCTGGTGAGCCGCGCCAGCCCGGTGGCCGGGCCGCTGCGCCTGGTGGCGCATGCGCTCTATGGCGACGCAAGCCGCGCTGGCGAGATTGCCCGGCTGAACCGGCTGGGCCGCAATGCGCTGGTGGATAACGGCGAGGTGCTGAATGTCTACGCAGCTTGACGCGGTGGAGGTGCGAATAGGTGACCTGGTGCACACCGGGTGGACGGCGTATGAGATTGACAGCGACTTGATGACGCCAGCGGACGCCTGGCATGTGCGCCTGGCGCAGCCTGGCATGGTGGTGCCGCCCGAGGTAGTGCCTGGCGCGACTGTGGCGGTGCGGGTAGGCGGCGAGCTGGTGCTGAGCGGTTGGCTGGACGAGCGCACGCTGACAGTGGCTACAGGCCGCCATGAACTGACCTTGACAGGCCGCGATGGTGCGGGGCGGCTGCTGGATTGCTCTAGCCCGCTGGTGGGGGTGCAGCGTGTGTCTATTGACCAAGTGCTGGCCAAAGTGCTTGCGCCGCTGGGCATACCGGCCAGCCGTGTATTTATTGATGCCGCCAGCAAGGGCGCGCTGCGTGAAAAAGTGATGGTAGAGCCAGGCGACACTGCTTGGGACACGCTGCGCCGGGTGGCCGAGGCCAACGGGCTGTGGCCTTGGTTTGAGCCCAACGGCACGCTCGTGGTAGGTGGGCCGCGCTATGACGTGCCGCCGGTGGCGAAGCTGGTGCTGCGCAGCGATGGCCAGGGCAACAATGTGCTGTCGCTAAGCGAAAAGCGCTCAATGGTGGGGCGCTACAGCGATGTGACGGTGTACGGTCAAAGCCCGGCGATTGGCAGTGGCGCGGGCGAGAGCGACCCGCGCCACGCCATCAAGGCGACAAAGCAGGACAGCGGCGTGCCGGTGTACAGACCAAAGATTGTGGTGGACCACGAAGCGATCAACACGACGATTGCACGCGCGCGTGGGAGCAAGATCATCAGCGATAGCCGGGTGCGCAGCTATACGCTGACAGCCACCGTGGCCGGCCACCGCACGGCGGACGGCACGCTGTGGACGCCAGGCCAGAGGGTACAGGTGCAGAGCGAGCCGCACGGCGTTGATGCCACGTATTTTGTGATGGCGCGACGCCTGACGGGCGACAAGAGCACCGGCCAACGCACGGCCTTGACGCTAAAAGAAGACCGTGTGTGGGTGCTGGACGCACACCCAAGCACGCGCAAGCACCGGCGCGGTAAGAACGGGATGACAGGGCGGATTGTTGATGTGGGAGCTGGTCAATGATGGAGCAGATCAGGCGTGAGATTGGTCGTGCGCTGGCAGGGGTGCGCGGGGCGTTTCGGGCGGGGCAGATCGGCATGCAGATCGCCACGCGTATTCAGCGCATGGAGGCTGAGGGCCTAGCTGGCGAGGCGTTGAGCGACGTGGAGCTGGTGCAGCAATTTGGCTTTACCTCGGCACCGCCCGATGGCTCGCTTTTGATTGTGCTGCCGCTGGGGGGGCGAACCAGTGCGAGTGTGGTGGTGGCCACGGAGCATGGCGCTTACCGCTTTCGTGTGGACAACCAGGGCGAGTCGGCACTGTACAGCCAGTGGGGCGATGTGGTTCACCTGCGCAAAGACCGGAGCATTCGCGTGGCGGCTGCGCTCAAGGTGGTGATTGATTCGCCGCTGGCCGAGTTTGCGGGAGATGTGGCCGTGGTCGGCAACCTGACGGCGCAGGGCACCGTGACGGGCGTGGTGGATGTGGTGGGCGGCGGCAAGTCGCTTAAAACGCACCCGCAAGATGGGGTGCAGCCGGGCAGTGGCACATCGGGAGGCCCTGTTTAATGGACGCGCTGATTGACCCAGCGACCGGCGCCTATGTCGCAGATGCAGCGCGCATTGGCGAGCTGGCGCGTGACCCGGCCAACGGCTTGCTCAATGCCGCTTACCTGCGCTTGATGGTGCCGCTGGGCAGCTGGTTTGCAGACCCAAGCTTGGGCTCGCGCTTGCACGAGCTGGCGCGTGCAAAGGACCTGGACCGCGTGGAGCTGCTGGCCAGGCAGTACGCCACGGAGGCGTTGCAGCCTCTCATCACCGCAGGCCGCGCACGGAGTGTGAATGTGACTACCGAGCGCCAGGGTCTGGTGGGCGGTGCTACGACGCGCTTGGCGTTGATGGTGGAGCTGGTGGACGCAAGGGGCGTGGCCAGCGCGTTTGCCATGCATGTCAAGGTGATATGACGCGAGTTTATGGAGGCTAAAAATGTCTTTTGCAGTGCCAAGCTTTGAAGCGATTCGCAACCAGTATTTGCAGGCGGTGGCGAACCAGGTGCCGACGGCGGCGATTGGGCCGGACAGCGACCACTTTGTGCGGGCCAGTGCTATTGCTGCGGTGATGGAGAGCTATTACGCGCACCAGGCTTGGGTGTTTCGCCAAGCCTTCCCCGACCTGGCCGACGGCGATTACATGGAGAAGATGGCCTTGCAACGCGGCCTGACGCGCAAGGCGGCTGCGGCGGCGACGGGCACGGTGCGCTTTGCCGGCACGGTGGGCACCACGTTGCCGCTTGGCCAGGTGCTGGCCACGGCACAAGGCGTGGCCTTTGCCACCACGGCGGCCGGGGTGGTGGGTGCGGGTGGCACAGTTGATGTGGCGGCACAAGCGCAGGTCGCCGGGGCGGCGGGTACGCAGACGGCCAATACCCAGGCAACAGTGACTTCGCCGCCCGAAGGCATTACCAGTGCAGCCACTATTCTGGCAATGACTGGTGGGGCTGATATTGAGAGCGACGAAAGTTTGTTGGGGCGGCTGCTTTTGCAGATGAGCGAGCTGGCCCAGGGCGGCAATTCGGTCGACTATGAGAGCTGGGCGGTGAGCGTGGCCGGCGTGGACCGGGCTTATGTGTTCCCGGTGCGGCGCGGCGTCGGCACTGTTGATGTGGTGCCCATGCCGACCACTGGCTTGCCAGATACTGCGTTGCTGGCTAGCGTGCAGGCAGTGCTTGATGCCAAGCGCCCGGTGGGCATGCTGCCGACTTACGGCGTGATGGCGCTAGCGCCCACTGCTGTGCCTGTTGCTGTGACTGCCGTATTGGCGCTTTCGGGCACGACGTTGAGCGCCATTTCCAGCGCGGCTCAATCTGCAATTGCAGAGGTGTTCGATGGCTTGGCACCTGGCGGCACACTTGTGCGCAATCAACTCATTTCCGCTTTGTTGTCGCTTGACGGCGTGACCGACGTCACGCTGTCTGCACCAGCGGCTAACGTGGGATGCTCAGTCAGCTCCACCGCGCTGGAGATGATCACCCTCGGCACTGTCTCCCTCACTTAAAAATGGACACCCGCGACGCATTACTGGCCTGCCTGCCGGCATCCGCCTACGACACCTCGGCCGCCACCGTGGTGGCCGAGGTGTCGAGTGCGGGCTTGGTCATTGACCGCGCGCTGGGCGGCGCCGGTGCGGTGTTGATTGAGCAGCAGCCTGACTTGGCCGCTGCCGCACTCGGTGACTGGGAGCGGAATTACGGTTTGCCAGATGATTGCGCGATGGCGGGTGGGGCGGCCTCAGAAGCTGAGCGTCGTGCCGACTTGTTAGAGCGCATTCCTGGGTTGGGCAATTTGTCACGGCAATACTTTATCGCGCAGGCAACGCGCCTAGGCTACGTCGGCTGCACTGTCACAGAGTACGGGCCGATGACGGCTGAGGAAGCTTGCGACAGCTCGGTAAATGGGGATGAGTTCATCGGCGTTTGGTCGCTCAACGTTCCAGGCGCAGTGACTGTAACCCAGATGAATTGCGAGTCAACGTGCGACAGCGCTTTGAGCGCGTGGGGTGATGAGCAGCTGGGCTGCTTGATCAATCGGCGCAAGCCTGCTCACAGCGTTGCGCTTCTTGCGTACTTAAATTAATTTTTTGGGAGGTATATGAACTTTATCCAGACGGTCAACAAAGCGTTAGATCTATTCGGTTTGGGCAAGCACGGCTTCAGCGCAGGCAGCCCGGCGAGCGGGGTGTTGGCGACTAAGCTAAGCGCGGACTGGTGCAATGGGGTGCAACAAGAACTGATCAATGTGATTGAGGCTGGGGGGTTAACGCCTAACAGCGAATCGCTTAACCAAGTTGCTACTGCCATACAGTCGGGCAAGCTGTTTTCTGCGCAAGCGGCGGGCACGGCGGATGCCATTACTGCGACTTACTCGCCGGGCATTACGGCGCTCAAAGATGGCATGGTGCTCTACGTGCGCGGCGCATCTGCCAACGCGACGACCACGCCCACTTTTACACCCGCAAGCGGCACGATTGAGCCAAAGACGATCGTTAAAGGCGCAGGCTCGGCGCTCGCAGCGGGAGATATTGTGGGGGCCGGGCACTGGCTTGAGCTGGTGTATGACTTGGCGTTGGACAAGTGGCTGTTGAGTAACCCTCTGGGCCCTGGCATAACTGATGCTGCGGTAGGTGGGGTGATGCCTTTGACCTTGGACGGTGTGGACGGCGGGGATACGATTCAGCGCAAAACAATAAAGCTTGCTGCAACACAGCTTGATTTTGTAGTGCCAATTGCTCGGGGCTCTTTTGCGCCGACGGACTACCTGGAATATGGGTCTGTAGCGCGGGTCTATGTGCCCGCGCTGGAGATTGATATAGACCTTATACATGCTGAAGGCGGCGCGTACCCCGAAGGCCAGCTAAGGATGCTGGTGCTTTCGGTGCTGAATGAGGGAGTCGTGCGCTTGGCTTTGCTTAATGCCAAATATTTTGAGCAGCACCCATATTTAGACCACGCTGTGTATCGAGTCGATTCGGTGGCCAGTTTGCCAGACGGTCATGACTGGGATCACACTTTGCCTGTGTGGGCCGGGCCGACAACAAGTTCCTCTGCTAGCCTGCCTTGCAGGATTGTTGGGTACTTTGAGGTTGCGTACCCGAACCCGCCTACGATTTATTGGGGTTTGGCACAAATTTGGCGGCGGGGGACTATTGAGTTTGACGCAAAAATGGCGGCGCTCGCTGCTTCAAGTGAGGCGGGGAGTGGCGTGATACCGGCTGGCAAAGTAGATTTTTTTGCAACGATTACTGCGCCAAGCGGGTACCTAAAAGCTAACGGAGCCGCAGTTTCGCGAACGACGTATTCAGCGCTTTTTGCTGCGATCGGGACCATGTTTGGGGACGGCGATGGGTCTACTACGTTTGATCTGCCCGATTTGCGCGGGGAGTTTGTGCGTGGCTGGGATGACGGGCGCGCGGTTGATATTGGCCGTGTGGTCGGTACACAGCAGCTTGACGCGATGCAAGGGCACATACATGGCCTGCTTACAAACGGTGGACAAGGCAGTTCCAACAGCGCGCAAAATCTGCCTTCCAGCACTGGCGCGCTGAACAGCTGCAAGACCGGCGGCCCGGAGAGTGACGGCACAAACGGGAGCCCCCGTATCGCGGCCGAAACCCGGCCGCGTAATGTTGCGTTATTGGCGTGCATCAAGTATTGACCTGATTTGCCAAAAAAAACAGGGCGAGGGCTTGCGGTGCGCTAACACCTCAAGCCCCCGCCTCCGCCGTGAGTGAGCACGGCATTGACCGATGGCCCTGCCACCTGTACAGGCGATGGCCATTATCGGAGATGCCGAAATGGATAAAGTGAGTGACATAAGGTGTGGCCAGTGCCAGCGCAAGCTTTGCGTAGGCATCTACATCAGCTTAGACATCAAGTGCCCGCGCTGCGGAGCCCTTAATTTACTGAGAGCCAGCGCCGCTGATCACAGCAGCCCGAGCCCCACCCTAGAGCGCCCTGAGCGTCATCAAAAACGGACCCGTGATGACAGCTAAAAAGGAGCCTAATGCGCTCATTAAAAATTCGATTGATGCGGCTGCACCGATGGTGCAGTGGGTGGGCGGCAAGCGGCGCCTTGCGCCACACATACTGCCGCTGTTTCCCGACCATAGTTGCTACGCGGAGCCTTTCGCCGGGGCTGCTGCGCTGTTTTTTCTCAAAGATCCGGTTAAGGTCGAGGTGCTCAACGACGTCAACGGTGACCTAGTCACTTTGTACCGTGTTGTGCAGCACCACCTTGAAGAGTTTGTGAGGCACTTCAAGTGGGCGCTGGCAAGCCGCGAAATCTACAAGTGGCTACAGATGACGCCGGTCGAAACATTGACCGACATTCAGCGCGCCGCACGCTTCTTCTACCTTCAAAAGCTGGGCTTCGGTGGCAAGGTGCACGGCCAGAGCTTTGGCACTGCAACGACCTCAAAACCTGCTCTTAATCTTTTGCGGCTTGAGGAGCAGCTTTCAGCCGTTCATTTGCGGCTGCACCAGGTGTTTACAGAGCGACTGGGCTGGGCTGATTGCCTTGTCAAATATGACCGGCCACACAGCCTGTTTTACATGGACCCGCCCTATTGGGGCACCGAGGGTTACGGGGTGGACTTCGGCCTCGATCAGTACGACCGGATGGCCGCGCTGATGGGGTCGATGGCTGGCAAGGCCGTGGTCAGCGTTAACGACATCCCGGAGATGCGTCAGGCGTTCAAAGGGCACCAGATTAGGCGTGTAAGCATCCGCTACTCGGTCGGTGCATCGGGCCGAGGGCGCGAGCCCAAAGGCGAGCTGATTGTCTGCAACTTTTGATGTTTAGCCCCTTAGCGGCTTCAAACCTTGAGTTGAGGCCGAAGCCTTGGCCCAGCGTTAAAAGTGGCTCAAAAGCCGTTTTAACGGGTCTTTTTTTCGTTTCACAGTCAAAGTTTGAATGATTTTGACCTTTTGGACGCGTCCTGCTGAATCGGACGCGAAAACCTAAATTCAATTCCACGCGTCCGCAAGTTCAATTCCACGCGTCCGCTTACAACAGACTCGGACATCATCGCGGGCATGCGCTGGGCTGCGGGCTTGAGCAGCGATGTAGGGGGCGCAAACACCGTCATCAACCAGTACCCCGCCAAGGTCATCAACTTCAGCCTAGGCAGCGCCACTACGTGCAGCCAGGCTTACATAGATGTATTGCAAGAGCTCACGGCTGCCAGCGTGACGGTGGTGGTGGCTGCGGGAAACGAGGCCGGGCTGCGCACCGATTCACCAGCCAATTGCCCC